CGTAACAAAAGGTCTTGAAGTTGACGACACGTCTTTAGTAGATGCAAAATCTAGTGATACGGGACTACTGTATCAGTGCCCTTCAAACTTTACTGCTCGAATAACGTTTTTGCACATTTCTAGTGGTGGATCAAACAACAAAAAGATAAGCATTAATTTTAATGATTCATCTGAAAGTGAAGACCATTTAATACTGGACGAACACGCAATCGACGCAAACACAGAGCACGACGTTGTAGCCGGAGGGTCTGCTCTCTATCTTGACCCCGGTGATGCTCTGCATTGTTTTAAAGAAACCGGGGGTGACTTTCACGTCACAATCTCTGTTGAAGAAATGTATACACCGGGGCTATAACTGTCTTGACGAAAACTCACACGATACCTAAACTATATCTATGATAGACTTCAAAGTGTACACATCAAACAACGGCCCCCTCTCCTCCGAGCAACTTGCGGAGATGGCCGTCAACGAAATTCTTTCCGTGAGTGAGGATGCCCCACAACCTGTGAGGGATCAGGCTCATATCTTCCGGGAGAAGATGAAAGCTGTAATAGCTAAATACGTCGCTACAGGAATCAACTCCCATCTTAAATACATGGTACAAAATAAAGGAAAATAAACATGGCTAGTACAACTGCAATGTGTTCTTCGTTCAAGCGTGATTTGCTTAAAGGCTTTCACGACTTTGAAGACGATACAATGAACATCGCACTCTACACTTCTTCTGCAACTCACGGAGCGGCAACAACTGACTACACTACAACCAACGAAGTATCTGGTACTGGATACTCTGCGGGTGGACAGGCACTAGATAGTGGTTCTGTTACGTTGTCAGGTACAACTGCTTTCGTTGACTTTGCGGATGAAACTTTCTCTAACGCAACAATCGAAGCGGCAAGTGCGTTGATCTACAATACTCAGACTAACGGTGGTTCAAGTACAACTGACGCTATCGCTGTGTTGGATTTCGGCGGTGACAAGACATCGACTAACGGTGACTTTGTAATTCAGTTCCCTACGGCTGACGCTTCTAACGCTGTCATTCGTATTGCCTGAGTAGAGCAGTACTATGGGGTACATCGTTGGACCGTTAATATCGGTTCCTGCCCAGAATAGTGCTACTTATACGCAACGCACGGCGGACATTTCTGCGTATATCGGGCAGACTGTCCGTCTTGTTGCTTTATACCAGTCTGGAACCTCCTTCCGAGGCGACATTCAGTTTGACGATTTTAATATTGGCGGGAATACTTTCACTGATTTTACTACGTCTCAAGGTTTTCAGACTAATTCCGTTGCTGACAATTCTCAACTCTCAAATACAGACTACATTCAAGCTGACTACGACAATGTTACATTTGCTAATGTTGGAACGTCTACTGGTGCCTACGGTAAATTTGTAAGAGATGGGTTTGGCACGCCGTCTAGCGGTACAGGATTAACTTCTGGAAAAACAGGCTCGTATTATCTTTACGCTGAAACTAGCAGTATCGGCTCTAACAATGACTTTTGGCTACGCTCCCCTGAAGTTACTGTAAATAACGGAACATTAAGTCTATATACGGCGCAGTACGGAATTGACTGTGGCCCGATATATATTTACCTTGAAGTAACTTCTGTACCTACTAAGGCTGTTTATGGTCTTGGCCGATACGGAGATTCCAATTACGGCAAACTTCCCGAAACTGTTCGTGCACCACTTTCTGTTACTAAAGCAGGTGCTATCTATGGGCAACAAAATTACGGAGGTACTACATATGGTAGTGGTAGTATCTCTACTACTCACAGCGGTATCTCTGCCACTGGCTCTGTAAACGATTCTCTCACCTTTACTGCTAAAGCAACTATAACTTCTCCTAGTGTATTTGCCTCCGGTACTGCTGACCCCGACATTGTCATTGAAGCCGATGCTACCCACACACTTACCAGTGTACAGGGTACAGGTGCAACAGGAACAGTCGGTACTGTCGGTGTTGCAATCCATCAGGTAGATGGCGTTGAGGGTGCGGGACAGACGACTACAACAACTGTCACTGGGGATTCCTCCACTAGCCCAACGGGTGTTGATGGAGCAGGACAGACAACAACTCTTACTATATCTGCGGATGCAAACACAACGCTTGACGATGTTTCTTCCACAGGTAATGTCACCACAGTCACACTCTCTGGTGATTCTAATTTAACGCTACCAAGTACATCAGCCACAAGCCAGATTACTACAGCCGAAGGTAAGGCGGGTGCTAGAGGCATCGTTGAAGGTGTCGAAGCAACGGGTGAGATTGAGCCTGTCGTTGCGTTCACTGGTGTGTTCGTTACCTTTGAAGTCGAGAGTGTTGATGCAACTGGCTTTGTAACCACAGCTACTGTAGATGCTGAGGCCAATGTAACACCAGAGTCTGTGCAGGCAACTGTTACTGCCGATGATGACTTTACGTTTGTTGGTAAAGCGAATGTCGTACCTGAATCAGCAGATGCAACAGGAACTGTAACAACAGCCACTGTAGCCGCAGATGCGAACACAACAGCCTCATCAGTATCCGCAACTGGCAATGTAGATCCAGATGTAGTCATTGAAGCTGATGCAAACCACGTTATCACCTCTGTTCAGGGTGTTGGTGCGACAGGCGGTGTCGGTGATGTAGTTGCTGAAGCTGGTGTTAACACTGTAACCGGAGTTTCAGCTACGATAGTTACAAACGATGTAATTATCTCAGCACAATCCGTGGTTACCCCAGAGTCGGCAGACGCTACTGGTCAGACCACTACAGCGACTATATCTGGTGATGCCAACTTCGCACTCTCTAGTGTTGAGGGTACTGGCGAAGTCACAACTGTTGACGTATCTATACCAAAAGACATACCTGTCGATGGAGTACAGGCAACCGGGCAAGTAGAGACGGTAACGCTTAGTGGTATCGCAAACTTTGAACTTGCGAGTGTCAGTGCAACAGGTAATGTAGACCCTGACGTAGTCATTGAAGGTGATGCGCTACATTCTATTACATCAGTCCAAGGTGTCACAGCCAATGGTGGAATAGGTGATGTAGTAGCCGAAGCTAATATTGATAGCGTCGATGGTGTAGAAGCTACAGGATCTGTTGAAACTGTTACGGTATCTATAGCGAAAACAGTCGATGTTCCTAGTGTTTCAGCTACAGGTTCTGTTAACGATGTAATCGTAGCCAACTTTATTGCTGTTCCATCTGTTGACGCTGTCTCTGAAATCAAAGACGTCGTCGTAACAGCCGATTCTTCAATAACCTTATCTGGTACGGAATCTACTGTTAGCGTCTCTGACGTCACTGTCATCGCTAACTCTGTGGTTGTATTTACGTCTGTTGGTTTGACGAGTACCGTAGATGACGTTACAATTAGTACTGTACAAAACATATTTGACGCTAATAATAGAGAGCACCGTCGTGTTGTTTATGTCAAGCAAGATACACCTCGTTTAGTCGTTGTTTCAAATGACCAATCCCGCGTCGTGTTTGTGCCGCAGGATGTTTCCCGAATTGTTACTGTACCCGAAGATAAGTCTCGGGTCGTCTCTATTTCTCAAGATAAACCCAGAATAGCCTACGTGAGGGCCGCTTAATGGCATTAAAATGGCCGGATAAAGACCCGGATGAACAACTCGACTTTAGTGTGGATTGGTCTCGCTATCTTGACACTGCAACACTTTCTACAGTGTCGTGGAAGATTGAAGATGCAGACGGCGTAAAACAGACGTGGGGTAGCACAGATGTTGTCAACAGCCTCCAGCACGTGAGCTCATCGAACACAAATACAGTGGCTACTATTGAGATTGGTCTCGGAGACGCCAACACAACCTACAATATCTACTGTGCGGTCACAACCTCCACAGGCAGTAGCACGGAAAGAAAAATCGTGCTTAAGGTACGGGAGCGATAATGGCTTACAACTATCTTGGGCTGGTAAATGACGCGGCACGTCGTTTAAACGAAACTGCCCTAACCTCAAGCAACTTTAGTACAGCAAAGGGTTTCTACCCCACGCTCAAAGAAGCTGTTAACTCGTCTATTCGACACATCAATCAAGCGCATTTCTTTTGGCCTTACAATCACAACAAAGAAGAGATTGACCTCGAAGCAGGAGTATCTCGCTACGCCCTCATTGAAAACGCAAAGTACGTAGACTTCGGCTCTTTTCGCGTGAAGCGTAATACTACCCTAAACGTAGGACAAGGACGTCGACTACCTCAGCTTACGTACGCAGAATACCTCGATACGTACATCGATCAAGAGTACGAGACAGACTCAACTGTAGGGGGTGTTTCTCGTAACGTTGTGCGTACTCCCGACGAGGAGTTCATCATCGTACCGATGCCGGATAAAGCGTATGAGATTGAGTACGAGTACTACATGGAGCCTGTTGACTTGGAAAATGCGACAGACGTTCCCACGATTCCTGAAAGATTTCGCCACGTCATTGTTGACGGCATTATGTACTATGCGTATATGTTTCGAGACAACATTGAGATGGCTAACCTATCTCAGTCAAAGTTTGAGAATGGCATCAAGAATATGCGGGTTCTCCTCGTTAACGAACACGCTTACTTCAGGGCATTCTAATGGACCGTTGGCAGACTTTCCCTCTCGAGTTCCAAGGCGGATTGATAACCAATATGGCCCCTATACAACAGGGTCTGCAATTTCCCGGATCGGCAGTCACACTACGTAACTTTGAGCCGTCCGTCGAGGGGGGTTACCGTCGTATTGAGGGCTACGACAAGTGGGATAGTGCGGCAATATCAGGTACAGGTGCAATCCGTGGCGTTGTTGAGTTTGAGCAGTCAGCGATTGCGACACGGGGAACACACGTATATCAATCCGGCGGCTCCGGCTGGACTCAGCTTACGGACAACGCAATCTACGGTTCTAGCGGAATAACGCTTAGTGGTACAGGTCGCACACGGTTTGCGAAGCATCACTTTGGTTCTAACGATGTTTTAATCATCACGGACGGTGACGATAAGCCGTACAAGTGGGATGGCACTACGTTCTCTCAAATAACGACGGCCACAGGAGATCAAGACGGGGCAACCCACACGATTGCATTCAAGAATCACCTTTTCTTCGCAAAGTCGACGACCCTCTCTTTTTCTGCTCCTTTTGACGATACTGACTTTACAGCCGCGTCTGGCGCGGGTACAATAGAGTTTGACACCGCTATAACAGATTTGGTCGCTTTCCGTGAGCAACTCGTCATATTCACGGAAAAATCCATCAGTATTCTAGTTGGAAACTCCATCGCTGATTTTGCGGTACAGCCTGTTACAAGAGACATCGGGGCTGTCCGTACTGATACTGCCCAAGAGATTGGCGGTGACATCATGTTCTTGGGTCCTGACGGCTTACGACTTCTTAGTGCCACAGAGCGTAACAACGATTTTGGACTCGCTGTTGTTTCTAAGGTGATACAGCCCACCGTATCTGAGTTTGTACGGTCGGCATCCTCATTCTCTAGTGTTGTTATCCGTGAGAAGTCCCAGTACAGAATCTTGGGGTACAATGAAAGTTACACAGACAACGCCGCTAGGGGAATCTTAGGTACGCAGTTTGCAGGACAAGGTGGTGAGGGCATGTCGTGGGGTGAACTGCGGGGTATCAACGCCTACGTCGCGTCGAGTAGCTTGAATGACAACACCGAGTATATACTGTTTGCAAACACTGATGGTTACGTGTACCAAATGGAGTCGGGCAACAGCTTTGACGGGACAGATATACCGGCAAGTTTCAAAACACCTGCCCTGTCCATCACAGACCCAACAACACGTAAGAACATGTACAAGGCAAAACTGTTTCTCGATCCTCAAGGGGGTTTTACAGCCGAGATGAGTACAGAGTTTGATTTTGGAGAAACAGACGTAGTACAACCAGACGAGACTGTATTCTCAAACGAAGCGGCACAGGTCGCTTTTTATGGTTCTGCCGAGTACGGAGACGGTAGTTTCGGAGGCAGACTACAGTACATCTTTGATACACAACTTGTCGGATCAGGTAATGTTGTGGCTTTTAACTTCACTAGCACGTCGGATGACCCTCCTTACTCACTCGACTCCATGCTAATTCAATACGGTCAGTACGGCCGGAGGTAAAAAATGGGAACTGGATACGTTCGTAACGATACTTCTAATAATATTGCGGATGGTAACGTCATCAATGCGTCAGATCTCGACGGAGAGTTTGATGCCATCCAGAGTGCGTTTAACGCATCGACTGGACACTCCCACGATGGGACTACAGGGGAAGGTCCCCAACTTACTACCGCTGGATTAGCAGACGATGCTGTTACGGGGGCGAAGATTGACTCGACGACGACAGTCACGGCGGCGAGTTTCGTAGGACCTTTGACGGGAAACGTCGCAGGTAACGTCACGGGAAATGTCACGGGAGATCTTACAGGTAACGCCGACACAGCTACCGCCCTAGAAACAGCCCGTAACATTGCGGGCCAGTCGTTTGACGGTACTGCAAACATTTCTATTGCCCCGACGGATCTTACTGATGTTACAGCAACAGCCGCAGAACTTAACAAGCTTGATGGTGCAACTGTAACTACCACCGAAATAAATATTATAGATGGGGACACAACTGCGACGTCTACTACACTAGCAGACGCAGATCGAGTTGTCGTCAACGACGCGGGGACGATGAAGCAAGTCGCTCTCTCCGACTTTACAACGTACTTCGAGGGGTCAATGGATTCCCTCTCTGGTTTGACATCTTCGATTGCTGAGTTGAATATCTTAGACGGTGTTACGGCGAGTGCCGCAGAACTTAACCTAATGGATGGCGTAACAGCTACCACCGCAGAAATTAACTACATCGACGGTGTCACATCCAATATCCAAACACAGTTAGATGCTAAAGGCAATGTCAGCACACTTTCTGATCTTGGAGTCACTGCAACTGCGGCTGAACTCAACAAGTTAGATAACGTCACAAGCAGTGCGGCTGAGTTTAACATTCTTGATGGTGACACTACAGCCACCTCCACGACTCTCGCTGATGCAGATCGTGTTGTTGTCAATGACAATGGTACGATGGTGCAGGTTGCCTTGACTGACTTCGGCACGTACTTCAAGACTGATGTTACTACTCTAGGTGCAATTGAAGCATCCAAGGTTGTCACTGCTGACTCAAGCGGTGAGGTGCAGATGCCAGATGACAAGAAGCTGTACTTTGGCACAGATGACGATGCTCACATCATGTACGATGAGACAACCGATGATCGCCTAGAGATTGGTGGTGCAGAGGTTTACGTCGATGACACATTGAGGGCGAAGCGTGGGATCGGTGCGACACTGACCGACACTACCAACACTGGAAACATCACTCTTGACTTTGCAACGTATCAGAACTTTGTGCTGACGCTTACTGGTAACGTGACGCTTGTGAACCCGACGACAGAAGCCGTGGGACAGTCTGGGTTCATTGTGCTGATTCAAGACTCAACTGGCGGTCGCACGTTATCGCTTGGCACTGATTACGAGACAGCGGAAGGGGCGGGAATTACATTGTCGTCAACTGCAAGCACCACTGATATTATTCCCTACATTGTTGCGGCATCGGGCCGAATCTTGTTGGGCGCACCACAGTTAGCGTTTAGCTGAGAGGATTATTGATGTTTGGATCAGACCAGTGGATGTATAGCTCTGGCGGCTTCTATCCGAAGACCATTAATGGATCGCTACGTTTCAACGATGACGATAGCGCGTACCTGAGTCGGACTCCATCATCTGCGGGTAGTCTTACTACTTGGACTATATCACTTTGGGTTAAAAGGTCTTCTCTTAGTTCTTCTCAGATGCTTTGGTCTAGATCCGCAAGTTACCTTAACTTTCAGGCAAATGATACGTTAAAATGGAGAGAGGCTTCTGGCGACTTTGAAGTCGTATCCCAAAGAGTATTCAGAGATACAAGTGCTTGGTATCACATTGTTGCTGTTTGGAACACTACTGCGGGATCTGCTGTTGATAGATACGCTGTTTATGTGAATGGCGAACAAATAAGTTTTACTCACGCCTCTCCTTCTAACGCTTCGGACGATCCAACTGCTAGCCAGAATAGCGGTTGGAATTCTGCGGCAGAACATAGAATTGGTAGTTATACAGCCGTTGGGGGGTTTGAATTCGACGGCTACATGGCGGAAGTATTCTTCATCGACGGTACAGCCCATGACGCTGACGATTTCGGTGAAACCAAGAACGGTGTGTGGGTTCCAAAGAATGTAGGAACTGCTGACTTTGATTTCGATAGTAACAACAGTTTCTACCTAAAGTTCGGGGGGAATGTCGAGGATAGCTCTAGTAATAGTAATGACTGGACTGCCAACAACATTGCATCTGATGATTATGTGAACGATAGTCCGACTGATAACTTTTGTACGCTAAACATCGTATTGCCTGACTCGCACTTCAATACATCAGAGCTATCTAATGGCAACCTGTTTTACAACGAAGGAGAAGGAAATAACGGCTCTGGTAGGCCAACAGGAACATTTAGTGTTACTAGCGGGAAATGGTATTGGGAAGTTGAAGTTCCATCTCAGCAAAACCACAGAGCAATCGGATTTACCCGTACCGATAATATTGGCAAAGGCAATGTAACGCTTCACGGTAGTGGATTTACTGCCGCAAACTCTGTTGTCGGTATTGATTTATCAGACGACACCATTGACCAAGTAGATAACTCGGGGACGCATACGCAACACGCTAGTGGTCTGACAGGGATGTCCAACAACGATATTTTTGGAATCTCTGTTGATCTTGATGGCGGCACGTTCCAGATGTACCGCAATGGATCAACATACGGAAGTTCTTACAGCCTGTCTGATCTTTCAGATTGGCAAACCTATGGTATGACACCAACTGCTTCAGCGTCTACATATCAAGCATTTAGGTTTAATTTTGGTCAAGGCGGTTTTACCCACACACCACCATCAGGCTACAAGGCATTAAGCACAGCCAATCTACCCAATCCTGAGATTGATCCTGCACAGGACAAGGAGCCACGGGACTACTTTGAAACATTCCTATACACAGGTAATGGTGAAGGGTTGCAGGTTGGTGATGTAATCAAGAAACCTGCTGATACGATTGATATCAGTAATTCGTTGATTTTCCCTAGAGGGCCATATCTTTCGAGAACTTTCGGCTCATCTACTGATGAGTCTAAGTGGACTTGGAGTGCGTGGGTCAAAAGGGCGGCAAACATTGGAAATACGCAAACGCTTTTCAATGAGTACAACGCAAATAGCGATGGTAATTATGGGATCATTTACTTCGGGGCTAACAATCAACTGTACTTTACGGGATGGTCTACGGTTTATTTTCGGACAGATCGGACATTTGAGGACACATCACGTTGGCATCATATTGTAGTTGCAGTCAATACAGATGATGGCACTCCCGCTGATCGGATTAAGGTGTATGTTGATGGTCTTGAAGTGACAGATTTTGCTCAAACTTCAAATCCGGCATCAGGGGCAACTATTGGTATTAACAAAAGCTCTCAAACTCATTACATCGGAACTGACGCATCTAATTCTTCCGGAGACTATGACGGATACATGGCGGAGGTGCATTTTGTTGACGGGGAGATTTACGATCAAGACGATTTCGGCAACTTTGATGCGAACGGTATCTGGATTCCTAAGACAGTCACAGCGGTTACTGACTACGGCACTAACGGTTTCCATCTAGACTTCTCTGACAACACAAGCACAACGACGCTTGGTGAAGATCAGTCTGGTGAAGGTAACGACTGGACGGTGACTAATTTTGATACAACAGATCAGGTTAGTGATAGTCCGACTGACAACCACATGGTACTTAGCCCGACATATCAACGTGGAACAAACACGTTCAGCGAGGGTAATTTAAAGGCCGTAATAGCCTCAGTATCAAATAACAGTATTGTCTCTCACATACTCCCACGAACCGGAAAACACTATTTTGAGTTTGAGTTAGACCAAACACAGGGCAGTGCGGTGACGGCAGGGCTTGTGGATGCAACAATTGCTTCAGGCTCTCTAACGCATTATTCCGGTACGGGTCACTTCGGGTATTACGCATCTAATGGTCAGATGTACGTTAACGGGACGCTAGAGTCTTACGGGGCTTCTTATGCCGCAGGGGATATCATTGGAGTTGCGATAGACTTTGACGCTAAGACGGTTCAGTTCTACAAAAACAATACCGGTCAAGGTGTGTTTGATTACGGATCACGCTTTCCTGATGTGGAGAATTGGAAAGTTATGGCGTCAAACGCAACTAACACAGGCACTCAAACATTTATATTTGATTTTGGGCAGAAAGGATTTACCTACACAGAGCCAACTGGCTACACCGCAATTTCAGAAAATAACATCACAGTCGATGACCAGAACCTAGAGTCACCTGACTTTGTGTGGATTAAGAATCGTGAACAAGGGGATAGTCATCAGCTATACGACAGTGTTCGTGGTGTGCAGAAGGTATTGATTAGTGACGATACTGATGCTGAAGATGATGCTCCTAATGGACTGCTAGATTTCAATGCCAACGGATTCACTATTGGCTCACAGAATGAAGTCAACACATCTGGTGAAGACTACGTTGCTTGGTGTTGGAAAGCTAATGGAGCAACTGGTGTATCCAACACAGATGGGTCGATAACGTCTACGGTGAGTGCGAATACGGAGTCTGGGTTTAGTATTGTTAGTTATACGGGTAATAAAACGAATGGTGCGACGGTAGGTCATGGCCTTTCCTCTGCTCCGGAATTTATAATTATTAAAAATCGTGATAGGGCTGAACATTGGCCTGTGTACCATGCAAGCAATACTTCTGCACCTGAGACGGAGATTGTTTATCTAAATCTAACTAATGCAACTAGCGATAATGATAGTTTTTGGAATGACACAGCACCGACAAGTTCAGTCTTTACATTGGGCTTGAATGATAGATTAAACGCTAACGACGAGGATCATATTGCATACTGCTTCCACAGTGTCGAATCCTTCTCAAAGTTTGGCTCATACACTGGCAACGATTCACCTGATGGCAATTTTATCTATACCGGATTTTCACCCGCACTGATCGCAATAAAATACGTTAGTGGTTCAGCAGGAGGTACTAAAAACTGGTACGTCTGGGATAATGCTAGATCACCACAGAACGTAAATGACAACATACTGTACTGGAACACCAGTGGTTCAGAAGGTGGAGATTCTGCGTTTGATATAGATATGTTGAGTAACGGTT